ACTAGCACAAGACCTCAAGGCGATCCATGGTCTAGATGCTGAGCAGGAGCTTGCTAACATTCTGTCTAGCGAAGTTCTTGCTGAGATCAACCGTGAAGTCGTCAGAACGGTCTATCGTGTTGCTAAGAAGGGTGCAGAGAACAACGTTGCAACCCAGGGTGTATTTGACCTCGACGTTGACTCCAACGGTCGTTGGAGCGTTGAGAAGTTCAAGGGTCTTCTCTTCCAAATCGAGCGTGATGCTAACGCAATCGCACAAGAGACTCGTAGAGGAAAGGGCAACTTCCTAATGTGTTCCGCAGACGTTGCTAGCGCACTAGCAATGGCTGGTGTACTCGACTATTCATCAGGTCTAACTGGTGCTGGTGGTCCTTCCATCGGTGAAGTTGATGATACTGGTAACCTCCTAGTCGGTACTATCAACGGTCGCATCAGAGTCTACGTTGATCCTTATGCTGCTAACCTCAGCGACAAGCACTTCTATGTCGTCGGTTACAAGGGTACTTCACCTTATGACGCAGGTCTATTCTACTGCCCATATGTACCCCTCCAAATGGTTCGTTCTATCGATCCTAACACCTTCCAACCTAAGATTGGATTCAAGACTCGTTACGGCATGGTATCCAACCCATTCGTTACAACCAACGGTCTCTACAACGGTACACCTGACGCAGAAGCACTTACTGCTAATGCTAACATGTACTATCGTCGTACACAGGTCACGAACTTGATGTGATTCTCGTTTACATATCAACACAGAGGACCTTCGGGTCCTCCTTTTTTTTGTCTATATAAAAATAAAATCAATGAAAAGTGAGATGCAATACCTCATATGGTCCTCTATAGTGGGACAATTGGAAAAAGCTGGCGATAAAAAATCACCATACTATAGTATGGCTTACGCTAAAATGAAACAAAACGAACCCAAAAAGTCTTATGCCTAGATCAAATGTTAGTAAGGTTGATATCCTTGCAAGGGTTTACAAACTCAAAACTGCTTTGTATGATGGTGTTTATGAGGGCAAATCAGGTGACTGGTATGAAGGTTCTCATGATTCACTCAATAAAGTTCTAGACATCTTAAATGAATATGCAAACTGACTGGCGCTACAACGAAGAAAAGATGGAACTTAGGCAGTCTGTCTATAGTATTCTTCTGAATAGATTTGGTGGAAAACTAAACGACAATGGAGAACCTGTACATAGTATGCAGAAGATTACTGAGTGTGCTCATGACTGGGTATCACAAGGTCACGTATCTCCTTCTGGTGTAGTCAAATACTTTCAAGCATACTATTCATGAATTCAGATGAGAGGCGCGAGTTCTACAAAGATTTAAGAGAACGAATCATTCAACTAAGGATGGGTCATCTCTTCGAAGAACCATGTCCTCTTTATGAACCAGAATGGGATGAAGATCTCTGGGACTGTAGATTAAGTTACGATCACGACGAGGACGAAGAGAATGACTGCTAAGACATTTATTCTTATTGGATGCTTCCTACCACTTATCATTATCTACATAGTAATGAAACTTGCTGTGTGGGTATCTGCCGTTAATGCTGAACAGGATTATGTTCGACAAGAACCTTTACGAGAACGAGGACCCTTTGTGGCGGACGCATATGCAGACGTTGATGAAGAGGAAGAGGAATATGGAGATCGCACAGACTATCGATAAAGCACTGTACGACTACTATTCTGAATTAGGTAAACCTGTTCCTAACTGGAAAAAGAAAGATCCCGAATGGTGGATGGAGTATCTTAATAGTTTAGGAATAGATCCGAGGAATCCCTGATGGAAGAAAATGAACCAGTTATATACGAAATGAAATTCAGCATAGAGGATGTCCATCTCCTCTATCACTGTGTCTGTAAAAGACTTGAGAACTGGGAAGGTTCTCCAGCAAGACATCCAACAGAACAAGAACACCTTTGGTACTTACGTGATCAGTTGTACAGAGCAGTTCTAGACTACAAGTTTCACGATATGTAACCCACTAAATAATGTGTAGCTTGGGAAGTTGATATGTCTGCTGATTGGTATAAAAAGCAGCCAAAGAACAGAAATTATCTATCACCATTAGGATTTAAGTTAAATCTTGAGTTGTTTGATGGGGTAGATTTTTTCTGTCAGGCTGCAAATATACCAGACTTGACTATGCCTGTTACAGAAGTCCCCACTAGGTTTCGCAATGTTCCCATCATTCCTGGTGGCGGCGTAACCTTCGGGGACTTTACTGTAACTTTTATTATTGACGAGGACTTACAAAATTACGAATCTATTCAAAAATGGATTCGTTCTAATGGTAATGCGGATAGCAGTGAAGATGTTCCAGACTTACCAGAGTACAGTAGAGGTGAATTGATTATCAGCACCTCTAATTACAATGCAAATTTTTCTATAAACTTCACAGGTCTATTCCCAATTTCTTTATCTGGCGTACAATTCGATACCAGACTAGGAGATCAAGAATATCTTTCTGCTGAGGTAACATTTAAATATCATACGTTCTCTATTACCAATCTACGAGAACCAACCTCATCATCCATTCCAGCTCCAAGTGTTACATTATCAAATAACTCTTGGCCAGTTGTTGGTCCACTAGAACCAACAGAGCAATTCAACTTACAGTATACATCATCATACGCAACAACTCTTACTATTGATAAAGGTGTAGGTCCAGTTAGAGTTGATAAAGATTCTATTGTTATCACTGGTAGTGATGTAGATGAATACAAAGTAAACGTAGATAATTATTTTGCAGAGGTAACATTTACAATCACAGCAGTAGGACCAAGTGGAACATCAACGGCAACAACAACTGTAAGATTTAAGAGACCACAAACAAGTGCGAACAGAGTTTGTATTGCAGTTATTGATGAAAACAATAATAACTCTCTATCAAGTATGGAGAGTAAGTGGTTGCAGTTTAAAAATAACTGGCCAGATAGAACTTTCTTCCTGCTACAACCAGCAGCGTGTGCAAGTCCACAAGTTTTGAATGCTCCTCTAACTTTCATGGAGCAGACAGATCCAACGTCTATCAATAATCCATGCACATCTACATTGATTACTGCATACGATTCAAATTATGGTCTGTACTTATCTACATCCCAGGGATCTTTAGAAACACCAGCATTTACTAATGGAACGGTAGAGACTACTATTGATAACATTAACAAGTATGGTGTCTTTAGAATGGGTCTTGAACAAGGATGTGGAGACATGTCTGATATCGTTACTCTTTTCCAAAATGCAACAAACTTATCTAAAGTTCTAACCTATGTAAATAATGGTGGAGTTCTTTGGATCAACGCAGAGTGGGTACGTGGTGGATGTTCAAATCAATCTAACGTAAATACCATCCTCACATTGTTAGGTTCTACAATCCAAATGGATGGTGATCTCGCTACATCTGGAGATATGAATAGAGCCAATGATAATGAGGTTATTAGTGCAGGATTCCCTGCTACTTTATACCACAATGCTACTGGTAAATTTACTGGAGGAACTGCGATTTATCAAGTAACCGAGTCAGGAACTACTTACAATACTTTTGTATATGAGAAACTTGGTAATGGTGTTCTAGCAGTAAGTGCTGATGTTAATACTTACCAGGACAACACATACGATGTTCAGACCAATATTCCACCAGCAGAGTTGTATTCATCTTTAAGAAGTTTGGTAGCATAATAAATACAGGTAAAAACTATGGCTGTTTTAGGACCATTTGAAGTAGGTTCAGGAATACTAAATTTCTTGAGCCCAAATTACACTCCCGTTGCAGGGAGGGCAGGTCCTGCTGATTGGACATATGGTGGCGGTGGAAATTACATTCGTCCATGGACAAGTTATTCGCAACGTCTTGTAGAAGCAAACAATAGCCTTGGTCCTTTTGCAATGCGACTAGGTGGTAATATTACGGGAAGACTTGTTATAAGCACTCAATCAGAAAGTCTTGGGGAACTTGGATACTGCGATCAAGATTGGTGGAATGCTAATGATGGTAATACAGGATATCCATCTAAAGCAGAATGGTGGAACAGTGTTGTGAAAACTGTTGTTCAAGCAAGAGATATGAACTCAGTTGGTCATCCAGTTATTCATGTTGAAGTTGCATACTTCGATCCAACAGATCCAGCAGAAAGATATAACCCTCCAAGTTGGTGGGATATTTTTGCCTCATCTATGAATGGATTTATTCCAAATAATATTGGATGGTTGACTGGTAACCCATTCCCAACACCTCCAAATGATACACCAGGAACTCCACCCGTATCAGATATGGCTTCTGCTGCAGCAAGTTGGGCAGCAAATTTAGTTAGCAATTTTGGATCTGCAGTAGAATCTGCATATCAATCAGCAGTAGGACAGGCAACCAATTCTTTTGAATTCGTAAGTAATATACTAGATGGAATTGAAGCTGGGCAATTAGGAGTCAATAATCATATTGATCATAACAGAACTCCACCAGATGAAAATGGAAACTTTGATCATATACCAGGAGAGACAAATACAAATCCAAGAGATTTAATAATGAGAAATGGTTTGCAGCAAAATTATGCTGTGAACTTAGGAACTGGATCTAATTTGCCTACAGCAGATGGTGATGTTACAACACCTAATGGTACAGATTCTACAGCATTACACTATGCGATAGTAACTCAGATGGGCGAAGCACAAGCAAACTGGGGTATAGCAAATAATGGTAAAGCAGCCACGGCATTTTATATCCATGGAAGAACCATTTACAATTTGCAAAATTCTGTAAGTGCTGATTTCCCTGACGGAAATCCTGCAGCTGCACCAAATCCTACGATTGATAATCAAGGTAATCTAAGAATTTATGATACATATGAGTTTGCAAATAGTAATTTTGACGCGGTAGCTGATTTTATTGCGGGTCCTGATCAAGCAGCTGCTACAGAATTGAGAGCTTTCTTTGATACGGCACCAGGATATCACACAGTCCCGTCATTAAGTGATGCTGGATCAGTAAGAGAAACAAACGAAGGTGGTACGCCAGGAAGTGGAACTAATATTAGTAGTTTGCAAAATACATACACTGGAGTTGTAGTAACACCACATAATCTAAACCAAGCAAATCCTACTCTATACAACAATTTAAAAAATAAAGGTTACTTTAACCATGTAGATCCATCATTACTACCATGACTTCAGCTTTCCCCACTTCTCAGAATAAAGAGACTTTTAAAAATTATTTGAGAGAAAATAAAAACAAATTTTCTTCTTCTATTGTAAGCGCCAGATTTCAAGACATATCTCCAATGCTTCTTGGATATCACAATAGTTTAACAAGCAGTTCAGATTTAGATTTGCTTTTGTTTGACTATGGGGATACTGTAGACATTTCAAACGCCGCACAGTTAGTTTATATTCCTGGTTTAGAAAATGACGTAATTAATTTAACAAACGGATCTACAACTAAGGCAGTAAAAGTTACTAGCAATGGTGTAGAAGTTGATTCTAATAATTACACACTAGGATATTCTTTCTCTATTGGAGATAAGGTATATACTCTTTACGGTGTTGGTGGTGTACTTTTAAATGCTCAGTCTGGTCCAACATATACCGCTACCGCAAGTTCTACATCAGTTGATGAAGGATCTTCGGTAACAATTACATTAGTTACTGCGAACACAGCAGACGCAACTTTCTATTACACACTCAACGGTCTTTCAGGAACTGTAGAGGCAGCAGATTTTACTACTCCTATTTCTGGATCGTTTACGACTGTAAACAATACTGCATCTGTAACATTAACAACTTCAGCGGACGCTACGACTGAAGGAGTAGAAACTTTTGAAGTTGAAATTAGAACTGATAGTCTTACAGGAAATATTGTAGCAACAACTCCTACAATTACAATTAATGATACTTCATTAACAGCAACCTATGCAGTTGCTCCAGATGTAACCAGTGTAAATGAAGGAGATACAGTTACTTTCACTGTAACAACAGCAAATGTTCCTGATGGAACTACGTTGTACTACTCAACTACAGGAACTGTAGACGCAGCAGACTTTACTGGTAACACTCTAACTGGATCTTTTGTTATCAACTCTAACACAGCAACAATTACAAAAACGTTAGCGAATGATTTAACTCTTGATGCTACTGAGGGACAAGAAAATTTTGCACTAGAGATTAGAACAGGATCAACAACTGGTACAGTCCAAGCAACTTCATCTAGTGTAACTGTTGCCGATACATCAACAGCTTCATACTCATCAACAATTTCTAGCACACAAGCAGCAGAAGGAACAACGCTAACAATTGATGTTACTACTGTTGGAATTCCTGATGGTTATACTCTGTACTACACAACTTCAGGAACTGCTTCTACATCTACAGATATTAGTTCTGAGTCTGGATCATTTGTAATTAATTCAAATGCAGGTACATTCGACATTGATTTACTGCAGGATTATATTCCTGATAACGGTGAAACTTTTAGTATAGACATTAGAACTGGGTCTGTAACTGGAGCGATTGTAGATACTCTAGGTCCAATTACGGTAGATGATACTCCATTTACATTAACTGCTACTCCAAGTGCGACAGTTATTGATGAGTCAACATTTAATACAAATCAAACATTAACAATTACGATTACTACTGCTAACGTCCCAGATGGAACAACTTTTAATGCTGAGGTAAGAAGCACTGGAGGTACGGTTAATAGTAGCGATCTAAGTCCTCTCACAAGGACTCTGACGATCTCTAACAACGCAGCGACCTACGACATTGCATTGACCAGAGACGCCCTTACAGAGGGTCTAGAGACCTTTGTAGTGGATATCAAGAAAGGTGGTGCTACCATTACTTCAACGCCAACGATTGCTATCACAGATAGGTCTTACATTGGTTCCAGAATAGACGGAAAAACTTTTGGTCCTATTCAAGTCAATAGGGATAACGGAGTTGCGGCAAACATCTCAGACTGGTATACTTTATGTAAACTTGACCAAATTCCCAACGGATCTAAGGTAGCAATTTTTATTGATGGTTCTGGTAGTATGACGCAGGCAACTGTTCAAGCATCACTGGACGAACTAACAGCAAAATTATCTGCTAGACAAATTACATTCATTGTAGTTACAAATTCCAATGAGGACTGGATCACACCATTTGATGTTGACTTGAATTAATAAATGAATTTTGACTCTCTTCGTAATCGCTTTGAAAAAATTCGTGCAGAATGGAGTGATGATTCTGCTGTAGATTTTCAATTTAAGAACAAGCAATATAGCACGGATCTGGGGCAGCTCGCTTTAGAGATCCCTTTTCAACATAATAAATACTTAAACCATTACACTGATTTATCTCAGATTAAAACCTCACTTGAGTTTGAAGCACGCAAACTCGTAAGGGAAAAAAGAGAATATTACGGCGGGGAGGCAGACGCAAAAACATACGCCGTCAAACCATTTGGTAACAGTATTAAAACTTCTGAAAAGATGAAAGTGTATCTTGAATCCGATGAAGACATTATCAACATGGAAGCAAAGATCAAATACATTGATCAAATGCTTTTTTTCCTAGACAATGTGATGAAGCAAATTTCAAATAGAGGTTTCCAGATAAATTCAGCAATTCAATGGGAGAAATTTATCAATGGAAGTGACTAATGTCCGACATTTTAATCAAGAAGAAGAACGAAGTGTACGTCACCATTCAGGGAGCACCTCACGTACACCAGGAACTTTCTGATTATTTTTCTTTCGAAGTACCAGAAGCAAAATTTTTAAAAAGAAATCCTCGATACAAATACTGGGATGGAATGATTCGTCTGTACTCTCCTGGTACAGGCGAACTTTATGGTGGGTTGTTAGATCACTTACAAGAGTGGGCACATGAAAGAGCATATTCAATCGAACATGTTACAAACGATTGGTATGGTGAAGTAGAAGAAACAAATGATTTTGTATCCTTAGAAGGCGTCAAAGTTTTCATGGATAAGATTACTTCAGTAAAACCTCGCGAGTATCAATACAACGCAGTATATGAGGCACTGAAGAATAATCGTAAATTACTTCTTTCTCCTACGGGCAGCGGAAAGAGTCTGATGATCTATTCCCTCGTCAGATACTATACTGCTACCAACAAGAAAACATTGATCATCGTACCTACTACGTCCCTCGTAGAACAGATGGTCAATGACTTTAAGGAATATGGATGGGATGCTGATGCTCATGTCCATAAGATTTACAGTGGTAAAGATAAGAATACTGATAAGGAAGTCATCATTTCAACATGGCAGTCTATCTATAAGTTTCCAAAAAGATACTTTGATGATATTGACTGTGTAATTGGTGATGAAGCACACTTGTTTAAGTCTAAATCATTAACAGGCATTATGACGAAACTTCATAATGCAAAATATAGATTTGGTTTTACTGGAACATTAGATGGTAGTAAAACTCACAAGTGGGTACTAGAAGGATTGTTTGGATCCTGTAAACAGGTTACCAAAACTGACGACTTAATCAAGTCTGGTTACTTATCTAAATTTAGAATCAAGGTATTGCTTTGTAAGCATGATCCCCAATACTTTGAAACATATCATGATGAAATTGATTACCTCTGTGAACATCGTGGTAGAAACAATCTCATCAAAAATTTAGTAGCAGATATTGAAGGAAACACACTAGTGCTTTTTAATTTTATCGAGAAGCATGGTGAACCATTATATGATTTGATAAATAGTACAGTAGATGAACAGAGAAAAGTATTCTTTGTTCATGGTGGTACTGACGTTGAAGATAGAGAAGAAGTAAGAAAACTGACTGAAACAGAAGATAATGCTGTAATCATTGCTTCTTACGGAACATTCTCTACTGGTATCAATATTAAACGACTACACAATATTATCTTTGCATCACCCAGTAAGTCTCGTGTTCGTAACTTACAGTCCATTGGTAGAGTTCTACGTAAAGGTGAAGGAAAAGATCTAGCAACATTATATGATATCGCTGATGATATCAATGGTAGAAACTATACTCTCAAACATTTAAATGAAAGAGTAAACATCTACCAATCAGAAAACTTTAAGTATGAAGTTATCAAGGTAAACCTAAAATGAGATACTTATGGAAGAAGATTTTTATGCAACTATTAAATTAGTATCTGGAGAAGAAATTATTTGTAGAATTTCCTACTTACCAGAAGAAGAATCATGTTTAATTCATGAACCAATGGAAGTTGAACATGTAAGTAGAACAAAAAAGAATCTATCTGTAGATGGATTTACATTAACAGAATGGATTCATTCTACGTTTGATGATATGTTTGTTTTACCAAAAAAACATATTCTTACTATGACTGAATGTGATGAGAAAATAACTGAGTTTTATCTACGTTGTTTATCAAATGATAAAAAAGCAAAGTCATTAACTAAATTTCATAGTGAAGGTAAGAAAGGTGATCCAAGTAAAATCTTACCAGGGTACATTGGATCAGTAGAACAATCTAGAGAACTCTTAGAAAAAATATTTAAGTGTAGTTAAGAGCTTTAAAGCTAATAACTTGGTTTGAACCTCTCACAAGGTTAATTGTACTGAGTTTCTGAGGTTACGTCAAGCCCTTTATGAAATCGATTTACATTTGCACACACAACTTAAGTGTGGTATACTGCACAAAGGATTAAAAGCACGAATGGTTAAGCGTAAAAACACTGAATACTATGTAAACAACAAAGAACTCCTAGAGGCAATGACTGTCTATAGGGAGAGGGTGATTTACGCTAAAGAACACGAGAAACCTAAACCAAGAGTTCCCAACTACATTGGTGAGTGTTTCTTGAAGATCGCTACACATCTTTCGTATAAACCGAACTTTGTTAATTACCCCTTTAGGGAAGACATGATCTGTGACGGTATCGAGAACTGTTTGCAGTACATCGACAACTTTGATCCTGAGAAATCCTCTAATCCTTTTGCTTACTTCACTCAGATCATTTACTACGCTTTCCTTCGCCGTATTCAAAAAGAGAAGAAACAATTAGAAATCAAACAAAAGATCCTAGATCACTCAGACTCTGCTACAGTGATGCATGTTGATAATCATGGTATGTCTGGTATGAATGCATCTAAGTCAGACATGAATAGTATTAAAGAAAACATTGAAATTAGAATGAATCGATGAGTGAACACCCTGAAATTGCAGAACATGAATGGTACACAACCCCCTATGGAGAATTCCGTGTCGAACAGAAACGCTTTGGAACGTGGACTAGCTACAGTAAGGATGGTACGCCTCTCATCACGGGACTTACGAAAGAAGTTGTCGTTAACGGAACAGGATTCCACCTGGAAGGTGTCGCTACTAACTGGGCAAACTGCAGGACTTCCAAAACGTTTGATGGAGTCGTTGGAGGTAAATTGTGAAGATCGCTTTAATCACTGACCAACATTTAGATGGTCGCAAGGGCAACCTTGCATTCTGGAACTATTTCCAGAGGTTTTACGATGATGTATTTTTTCCAACTCTTGAGAAAGAGGGTATCAAGGTCGTCTTTGATTTGGGCGACACATTTGATAATCGAAAGTCTATGGACTTTAATACTTTTCACCGTGTGCGTGAAAATTATTTCGAGAGACTG